TAATATTACTGAATATGAAGCTAAAGAAAAACGACAAGGTAAAGCCAATCTGCCAGGACATGTACGTGCCAGTATAAATTGGAATACTTTGAAAAGAATGATGAATGACAAATATTCTATGAACGTAGTAGATGGTATGAAAGTAATTGTTTGTAAACTAAAAGATAATCCTTTAGAGTACAACAGTGTAGCCTATCCTGTAGATGAACTACGTCTACCGCAATGGTTTAAGGACTTGCCTTTTGATCATGCTGAAATGGAAGCTACAATTATTGATAAGAAGTTGGAAAATTTAATCGGTGTATTAAATTGGAACATCAGTAGCACAGAAGAAAAAAACACTTTTAACAGTCTTTTTGACTTCTAGGTCTAAATAAACACAAGGAGAAAGCAAATGAAAGACATTTTAACTGATATTGTATCGCACACACACAGCCTGGGAATTATTCCTTTGGTAAAAATTACTGGCACAGAAGCAGAAACATTGATCGAATCTATGGCCGAAGATCGCAGTGTAATTATCAATGCTAAGACTAATAGTCCTGTAGCAGAATTCAATGGTACTTTTGGCATGCCTAATTTAGATAAACTAAATTTACACTTACGCAATCCAGAATACAAAGAAAATGCCAAGATTGAAGTGGTTACAGCAGAACGCAACGGTGAAACTATTCCTGTAAATTTACATTTTGAAAATTCCACAGGAGACTTTGTTAATGATTACAGATTTATGAATCAACAGATTGTTAATGAAAAATTAAAAAGTGTAAAGTTTAAAGGCGCACAGTGGGAAATAGAATTCGAACCTAGCATGGCTGCTATTGCTAGACTAAAATTACAAGCACAAGCACATAACGAAGAAAGTGTGTTTCAAGTAAAAACAGACGGCGGTAATCTAGTATTTTACTTTGGCGACGCTAATACACACGCAGGAAGTTTTGTATTTGAAGCAGGCGTTAAAGGCAAACTAAAACAGATGTGGAGCTGGCCTGTTACACAAGTTATGAGTATTCTAAACTTAGACGGTGACAAAGTTATGAAAATCAGTGATCAAGGTGCTATGATGATTACTGTAAACAGTGGTCTAGCAGGATATGACTACATATTACCAGCACAAACAAAATGATTGAAACAAAAAAACGTACTGTAGTAAGAATGATAACCTACAGAATAACTGCTTGGTTATTTACAATATTCTGGACTTGGTTATTTATTGGCGATGTAGGGTCAGCTACAGGGTTTGCTACAACTTTACATATACTTCTCAGTATAGATTATTATATTCACGAACGTATATGGTTAAAAATTAAATGGGGGAAAGAATAATGAGTATGAGAGAAAAAGATCAAGCAGATTTTGATTTAGAAACATTTGTTGATTTATTTGACACAGCAATGAGTTCAGATAATCCAGCAGTGCAAAGAGCACTTAAAAATTTAGTGCTTATCAGTGCTATGGTAAATGCTCAACAAGATGCGAACGGTTTAACTAGAGGTCCACTACGTAGATTAGTAGAAGACATTAAAGCTTTGAATAAAAGAATGAGCAATTTAGAAAGTGCTGGTGCTTACAGATCAACTTATGCTCCTACTATAACCAGCCCAGGTACTGCTGTTCCCACACCAGGACATTGGACCGGTCCAGGCTATAATGGTGGACAATCTCCATATACAACTACACTACCTGGAACTTTTCCTCCAGGCACAATAATAAGTGGCGGTGGAAATGGTGGAGGTAGTTCAACTATTACAGGAGAATATTTTCAAGCCAATGCTGTAAATCAAATTGATGTAAAAGTAGGATCATTATTAGACAAATTAGAAGCAAAATGAATAGAAATTTAACCACAGCACAGAAAGACTATGCTTACTTTCTTCCTGCCACCAGCGGATTCTATGCTACCTATATAGGCAAACAACGATACGGTAACTATGTAGATCCAGCTAGAATTCCTGCTGCTTGGAAAAACGGTGTAGAAAGTTTAAATTATCTAGATCCTGACAAAGGATTATTTTATTATGATCATTGTTTGTACAGCGCAGGTCATGCTAACTTAGACTTGTCCAAACAAGATGACGGCGAGGATATGTTTCGTAATCGTGATCGTAGTAAAAGCTGGGTACTAGGAGACAGTGGGGGCTTTCAGATAGGCAAAGGTGTCTGGGAAGGCGAGTGGAAAGATCCTACAGGGCCAGAAGTTCAGGCAGCTATGGCAGAAGCTATAGCTAAAGGAATTGAATTAGTTCCGCAATTAGATAATTCAGGAAATCTTAAACTTGATAAAAATGGAAAACCTAAATATACCAAAGTAGATCATGTGAAAGTTTACCAAGCTAAACTAGATGCTGCGCAAAAAAAACGAGAGCAAGTACTAGCGTGGATGGATGCTCTAATGGATTACGGTATGGTACTAGATATTCCTGCTTGGGTTGGTCGTAGTCCTGTAGGAGCCAAAAACAGCGGCATTTCTACGTATGATCAAGCTGTAATGGCCACAAAGTACAACAATGAATATTTTATCAAGCACCGTAATGGCAACTGTAAATTCTTAAATGTACTACAAGGTGAAAATCACGATCAAGCAGACGATTGGTATGAGAAGATGAAATCCTTTTGTGATCCTAAAGTCTATGGAGATCGAGCATTCAATGGTTGGGCCATGGGCGGACAGAATATGTGTGATGTACATCTTGTATTAAAACGATTAGTTGCTTTAAAATTTGATGGCTTACTAGAAAAAGGTCATCAAGACTGGATGCACTTTCTAGGCACTAGCAAATTAGAGTGGGCTTTGTTGTTAACTGACATCCAACGAGCTGTAAGAAAATATCATAATGAAAACTTTACTATTAGTTTTGATTGTGCTAGTCCGTTTTTAGCAACTGCTAATGGCCAAATTTATGTTTCTACAGAAATAGAAGATAGGAAAAAATGGTTATATAGAATGTTGCCTAGTGCTGATGATAAAAAATACGCTACTGACACTAGAGAATTTATCGATGCTGTAAATACAGATAATATTTTCGAAGGCAGACTATTTACTAATAGTCCAGTGATGGAAAATGTGCCAATAAAAGATATTTGTATATACAAACCTGGCGACCTAAATAAAATAGGCAAAGAAGGAAAAACTAGTTGGGACAGTTTTAGTTATGCTATTATGATGGGTCATAATGTTTGGCAACACGTAAACAGTGTACAAGAAGCAAACAGACAATACGATGCTGGACTGTGCCCCAGTATGTTAGTAGAAGAAAAATTCGAACGCACATATTTTAAAGATGTTGTTGAAGCCATTTTCTCTACTAGTGATCGTGATATAGCTGATGCTATAATTGAAGAATATAGTAAATTTTGGATGGCTATTCCAGGTACTAGAGGTGCTACTGGGAAGAAAACCATTAATAGTTCTACAACATTTGCCAATCTATTTGACGTAGAAGAATCAAATATAGTAGAATTAGAAGAAGATTCGCTAGATGAGTCCAAACTTGATCAACTAATAGAAAGTGTAGAATGATTACAATTAAAGATTTTATGGAATGTGTAGACTATCGTATAACCGAAGGTAGTGAATATCTTTGGTCGTGCTTTGGTCCAAATGCTCATAGTTTAGATTGCTGGAGCGGCAATCACGATGGATTTAGTATTGGTATTGTATTTGATACTAAAAATACAACTGTATATAAATTCGAAGCACACGACTATTCTAAAGAAAATAGTTATCGTTGGATACATCCAGATTTTAAACTGGCACACGACACAGAATCTAAAAATCGAAATGTTAATAGCAAACAAGCATACGACGATGTAAATTTTATTGATCTAGAAGTAGCTGATGATATTTTACAAAAAGCAACACACATTGTTATGGGTATTGACTACGATGAACGTGTTCAAGTGCCTCTAGACCTTCCAGACAGTCTTATGAATAAATTATTCAGAATGGCTCACGAACAAGATATTACTCTAAATGAATTAGTAGAAAACATTCTTAGACAAGAACTAAACATCAAATGAAAAGCCTAATTATAGGAATGGGTATTGGTCAACTGTATAAAACAGTATTGACCAACCTAGGCAGCGAAATCACCACTGTAGATTCTGATATTAACAAAGGTGCCGATTTTCCAGATGTTATTTCGGCTGTAATGGCACGTGGGCCTTTCGATACAGCACATATCTGTACACCAAACTACACACATTTTCAAATAGCAGTAAAAATAGCACACGATTGTAAAATTGTTTTTATCGAAAAGCCTGGTGTAGCCACAGCCAGTAATTGGATTACTTTAGTACAAAGCTTTCCCGATACACGTTTTATGATGGTTAAGAATAATATGTGGCGCAGTAACATTAAAGAATTACAAGAATCAGCACAGGCAGCAGATCGAGTAAGACTAAATTGGATAAACAAGGATCGTGTGCCTAGTCCAGGTAGTTGGTTCACTACAAAAAAACTGGCTTATGGTGGTGTAAGCAGAGATTTAATGCCACACTTACTAAGTTTGTACATATCTCTAAATCCTAATTGGTTAACCACCGGAATGAATGATCGTCACAGTTTAATGAGATATCATTTAAAAGATTTGTTAAAAACAGAATACGGTACAGTAAATCCCGATGGCATATATGATGTAGATGATTTTGCTAATATACGCTTTGGTAACAAATGGGCACTAACCGCAGACTGGCGTAGTTTAAATAAAGATCTACGCAACATCGAAATGGATTTTGGAAACAGCACACTAACACACGAGTTAGGTTTATGTCCAGAAGATGCTTATCAACGTATGATCCAAGATGCCATGATCAATCTGGATAATAATATATTCTGGGGTAGACAAAATACAATTGATTTTTGGATTCACGAACGAATGGAGAATTTTTGAAAGTCCGACTACTTAGAACACATGGTGATGGCAAGTTTGTAGAAGAAGAATGGATTAAACCAGATCCTACAGACGATGAAATTGAAGTAAAGTCTGTAATGACTGGTGTGTGTCGTAGCGACATCGACATGATGACGGGTAAGTTTCCTACATTACCAGCACATATGAATGGGCACGAGGGCTTAGGAATTGTTACTCGAGTGGGTAAGAATATGCAAAATGTCTTTGAAGGCGACTATGTTGCTACCAGAGGTGAGCCTGCCTATGCTGATTATTATAATGTACGTAGGTATGAATTTATTTCTGTACCAGAAGCTGATCCTAAATATATCTTAGAACCCGTTGCCTGTGGCGTCAATATTGTAAAACAACACATAGATATGATCAGAGGTAAGAGTCAAGGACGCTGTTTGATCATTGGCAGCGGATTTCTTGCTTGGGTAGCCTATCATACCATTAAATTAGAATACATTAAATTTAACACATTAGAAGTTTGGGGTAACAGCAATCGAGATTTATGGGCTAAGGAAAATGTGCTGGTCAGTGAACCAAGTTTAGATCAGTATGATGTTATTATTGATATTAGAGAGCATGATCTAGTCCTACGACGTAAATTACTAGCCCCTAGAGGTATTTGGATTATTGCTGCTGAAAAAGAACCCATAGTGACCACCTTTGGTCCATTACTTTGGAACGCTAATACAATTATTATGCCTAGTCCAAGACATCCACAATTTATTGATAAAATGAGTGATGCCAGGATTTGGATAAAAACAAATTCATTAAAAGTTGACACATTTTGGACCAAGTGCTATAATCGCAACACTGAATGGCAGCAGGCATTTGAAGACGGATTAAACAGACCACAAGGCTACAGTAGAGGCTATATCAAATGGGATTAACCACAGAAGAAAGAAAAGACATAACCTTTTTTACAGGTTATGAAGTAGAGCATACTGTAGCATATGGTATGAGAACATTATTTGTAGTTGGAACACCATCGCTAAAAGATATTCTAGCTATAGCAGAAGATAGTCAAGGATATGAAGATACTGCTAGACACATCAAACACATTTATTTTGGTACTAGTCAAAGTTTTAATCCAGCAACGTATGACGACTGGAAAACTTGGGATGAGAGAATTCAAGGTTGCTTAGAAGCAGGTTATTGGGTCACCTTAGACTTTGATAGCAAGTATGCTGAAGAAATACACGAAGAAGGCTGGTGCGAACAGAATAGATTTATTCCAATGATTAGTGTAAAATTACCTTACATTAAACTTTACAATTATAACACCACACTTAAAATCGACGACCGTACTTGGGGAGCAACTAACCCCGGCGTATGGACTCATCAACTACACGATCTCATGCGTAAAACAAAATATACACATTGGGATCAGTACACACAAGACAAACCAGTATGATTATTCGACAAGACGTAAGACCAAATAAAATGATATGGGTTACCTTTCGCAAAGAAGGCATTCATAAATATCCAGCAGCATTAACTGATCCTAACCTAGCAACAGGAGACAAATATGACGTTTCGTTCCTTGGCCATCCTCATCGCCATATCTTTCACTTTCGTGTGTGGATTGGTGTTACTCACAACGACAGAGACATTGAATTCATCCAGTTTAAAAGATGGCTTGAAGAACTGTACAATGGCGACCAAGCTGTACTGCAATTAGATTATAAAAGTTGCGAAATGATGTCAGACGACTTGTATGACATGATTTCTAAAAAGTATCCAAATAGAGAAGTTTGGATTGAAGTCTCCGAAGATGGAGAAAATGGTAGTTTTATCAAATATTAATCTTAACAATAATATAGGAACAAAAATGGCTCGTAATTATAAAGGCTAGGCTTATTTTGACAACAACCCTAACATCGTAAAAATCTTTGACGATTTGGAATCATTACTAGATTTCTGTCGTTGGGAGTTACTGCCATTTAATCAGGCAGATTTGTACAACAAAGAAAGCGATGTATGGAAAAGATTTCTACAAGCTAATAGAAATTTTAAAGGTCGTAGCAACAATTATCGCAAACACAAAGATCGCTAATGACTATCTATATTATAGATCTAGAGGCAGTAGAAACACGTTATACTGCCCAATGGAAAGAGCACTTACCCCGAGCACTTAGAAAGGTAAATCAAGATGTTCAAGTTATATCTGGCCCTGAGGATATTCCTCGTGCCACTACTCCTGGCGCCTTTCTTAATTTTGGCGGCACTAATATTTACAAGTCTCGACAAACTGAAGAAATTAGTAGGCTATTTACTACCGGTAAAATAAAAGCCTATGATCACTTTTTGTTTACAGATGCTTGGCATCCAGGTATCATAAACTTAAAGTATATGAGTGAACTACTTAGTATACCAATTAAGATCCACGCTATATGGCATGCTGGTAGTTATGATCCTCAGGACTTCTTAGGTAGGTTAATTGGTAATAAGCCTTGGGTAAGGTATGCCGAAAAAGCTTTCTTTGATGCGGTTGATCATAATTATTTTGCCACAGACTTTCATATCAAAATGTTTGTTGACAATTTGTTAATGAACGGTATAAAATCTGAGAATCCTTGGTATGAAGAAGATTTTGATGATTTAATCAATAGCAACAAAATAATACGTACAGGTTATCCTATGGAATACTTTCATGATATTTTTACACAATATCAAGGAATGACCAAACGTGATTTAATTTTATTTCCTCATAGACTAGCACCAGAAAAACAAGTCAATATTTTTAGAGATCTAAAATCCATATTACCACAATATGAATTCGTTGTTTGTCAAGATCAAGAACTTACAAAAAATGAATATCATAATTTACTAGGCGAAGCTAAAATCGTTTTCAGTGCTAACTTACAAGAAACATTAGGCATAAGTTGTTACGAGGGCTGTGTGCTCAATTCTATCCCTATGGTGCCTGATAGACTAAGTTACGCAGAAATGTACTTTGATACATTTAAATATCCTAGTAATTGGACAGATACATGGGATAACTACATGGATCATAGGCAGATGCTGGCTAAAACAATAATCGATCATATGACCTTTTACGAACAACGACTGCCAGCATTACACAAGCAAACGGAGGCATTACGTGAACGATTCTTCACAGGGACAACTCTTTACAATAACTTTAGATGATGTGGAACCTATTTACACAATAGACACATCTGCTATACCTGCTCTAACTTCTGCTGATATAATTACACTTACCGGTAGTAGTTATGCTAATCAGTCTATGTCTTATACAGGCATGGAGACTATATCCATAGACAGTTTTACAGGATTCTTTAAAGAAGAATTCGATGGCAGATTTCCAGACTACGACCGTGTACAAGAAATGTGTAAAGAATATCCAGGTTTAGATATTGCTTATAAGAAATTTAAAGAAGTATATACGATGGTCAAAGAAGACTACGATGGAAAGGAAAGAGAGCGTCGTGGCCTTAAGTAATACCACTTTTACCATTCCTACAATTAACGGAACAACCACTTCAATTTCTGTAGGTAGTGGTGGCTCTGGTGGCTCTGGTACTATTACTAGTTCTAATTCAAACTTTACAAATAGCCGCGGTAAAGCTGTTATGACAATACCATACGGTGAAGATAAAGTGGTACTAGATGAAACAGCAACACTTGAAGTCAAAGGCAGAATGGTTATTAATGGCATAGACTTAGAAGAACGGCTGTCTATTATTGAAAAATCATTGAACATTCCTACAAGAGATGCTATAATGGAGGAGAAGTACGCAAAACTTCGAGAACTGTCAGATAGATATAAACAAGCACTTGAAGAATATAAAACTTGGGAAAGGTTAAAGAACTCAAAATGATTGAACAACTTATCACAGATCAACCAGCATGGAAACTTCGTTTGAAAGTAAATGATTGTATGCGACCCGAAGGACTTAAACATCTTATGTTTACTGGCGAACAGTACAACGAAAAAGGTGAATTGACCAATACTAGTACTTACGATTTTTTTCTGGATAAAGAAGATGTTGCAAAACTTTGGACAACTCTAGCTAACGGTGTAAAATGAAAAAGATTTATTACAGTTGGTCTGATATACAGGGCAGTGTGATCGAAATAGCAAGGCAAATACAACAAGACGCATGGCGTCCCGATTACATTGTAGGTATAACAAGAGGCGGAGCTGTTCCTGCGGTGATGCTCAGTCAATATCTTGGCGTTCCTATGCGTCCATTACAAGTTAGCCTACGTGACGGAGGCGATTGTGTAAGTGATCTAGGCATGGCTGAAGATGCGTTCGGGTACGTACCTATGGAAGAAAGAGGCACTGTACATATAGAAGTAAGCATGATGCCTATTAGAGAAGATGCAACTGATCCTGCTCGTAGAAAAAATATCCTTATCGTAGACGATATTAATGATACTGGTGCTACTATAGCTTGGATTAAAAAAGATTGGCCTAGTGGTTGTCTTCCAAATAGCTATGCTTGGAATAATATTTTCCACAACAATGTTCGATTTGCTGTATTAACTAATAATCTAGCTAGTAAAGAAGATATAGATTACTCTGACAAAGAAGTAAACAAAGCCGAAGAAGACTGTTGGTTAGTTTATCCTTGGGAGGAGTTTTGGCGTGGATAATCGAGAAGTAGAAAGATTTTGTCTTAATTGGGAAATTAGATTGAGAGACAGTTTTTATAAAGTTCGTCGTCCTAAGAGAGTTGATCTAAATTTAAAGATCTATGACTTTAGCACTCCTAATGTGTATATTGAACATGAAGAAATAGACTGTTATGAAGCCATTATTCCAAAAAATAATCTTCATGCTCTAGCAGAAATAGAAAAGAATAATAAAGACTTAGTTTATAAGTCTATGAACGATAAAGAGTATATTGAAAAAATAAAAAGAGATGAAAATCTAGAAATTAAAATTAGAAACAATAATCCAACTGTTAAAAAAGCTTGGGATAATTATTGTACTTTATTAAATTTGGTATATCACGATTATGCAAACAAATATTGAAAAGGCACTGAACGATGGGATCGCTCCTTGGAAAGAAATTGAACACAGAACCAAAGACTTCTGGGTCTTTAAAGACGGATTCCCTGTTACAGAAGGACATTTGTTATTTGTGCCGACCCAAGAAAACTGGGACTGCCTCGCTGCCTGTTACAAAGCAGCATACGATTTCGGCTACGAAGGTGTAAGAATGGGTCACTGGGACGCATTTAATGTAGGTCAGAATGTAGGTGAAGCAGCAGGCCAAACAGTGATGTATCCGCACGTACACATGATACCTCGACGCATAGGAGATATGGATGACCCAAGAGGCGGAGTCAGGCACGTTATTCCAGAACGTGGAAACTATAGAAAAACAACACACAGTCTGGATAGTTTGGCATAATAATATGCCGTGGAACGAAATCTGTGTCAAGGTAATAGAAGTATTTGGTCTTCCTGGCAACAGATTTACCTATCATACGACAGATTTTTACATGTGTTTTAAATTTAAAAATGAAAAAGATATGACACTATGTGAAATATTATTAAGTGAGTATATGACAAAATGATGGGTCATGAAAAAATTGGCATTATTGGGTATGGTTACGTAGGAGAAGCCATTGCTCAAAGTATAATTCCTCCATTTCAAACTGTAATTATTGATCCTGCCAAAGGTTATACTGCTACTTACTACGAAATAAAAAAAGATTGCGCCGCTGTTTTTGTTTGTGTCCCTAGTCCACAAGGGCAAGATGGTCACTGCGATACTAGTATCATCGAAGATGTGTTTAATAAGTTAGCAGGATATCACGGCACTATAATTAGTAAAACCACTGCTCCTCCAGACTTTTACGAAGCGTGGAGTAAAAAATTACCTAATCTAGTATATGTACCAGAATTTTTACGAGCACAAAGTCATATTACTGATTTTCATAGCACAGAATGGATCATAGTAGGAGGCACTGTAAGAGCCTATCAAAGCGACGCAGTTCGAATACTACATCAGCTACAGTCCGAAATAAAACACGTAGAATTGTGCGGCATAGGCGAAGCTGCCTTTGTAAAATATTCTATCAATTCATTTTTAGCCACTAAAGTTGTATTCATGAATGAACTACATCAATTAGCTGAAGTTAACAACTATGACTGGAGAAAGATAGCCGGTCTAATAACAATGGATAAACGCATAAGTAACAGTCATATACAGGTTCCTGGGCCAGACGGCCACTATGGATTTGGCGGTGCTTGCTTTCCTAAAGATACTGAAGCATTTATAAAGTACGCAGAAGCTCTTAATGTAAACCTAAATACACTGTCAGCAGCAGTAAAGAAAAATACTCTTTTGCGGTTGACAAAAACCTAAATAACATTATAAAATAGCAACAAAGGATATCTTATGGTTTATAATAAAATGTATGAAAGTAACGACGAAACTGGTTTAGATGCTATGGCAGGTGATGGCGGCTACGAAGAAGCCAAGCTCAGTGATCATCTTCGTTTTAAAATGACACGTGATGGTAAAAGATTCTGGGCAGGAGACAACATCAGTGATTATGTTACAGAAGAACATAAAGCAAAATTAATCGAAGAAGCTACACAAGCATTTGAGCAAGTGTTAGATACCTTGTTGATTGATCGAGCTACAGATCCCAATAGCAAAGGCACAGCACGACGCCTTGCTAAGATGTATTATAACGAAATAATGGCAGGAAGATATGAACCAAACCCAGATTGTACAGCATTTCCAAACGATTCAGCGGACCGTTACGAAGGCATGTTGGTTGTACGCAGTGAACTTCGCAGTATGTGTAGTCATCATCATCAACCAGTTAATGGTGTCGCCTATATTGGCATTATCGCTGCCAACAAGCTCATTGGTTTGAGTAAGTATACTCGCATTGCTCAATGGTGTGCTAGGCGTGGTACTTTACAAGAAGAACTGGCCAATGACATCGCAAGAGAAATTAGTAAGGCTACTGACGCCAAAGATGTAGGTGTGTACATACAAGCCACTCACGGTTGTTGCGAAAACAGAGGAATTATGGCACATAGCAGTCTCACACAGACCACAGTATTAAAAGGTGCCTTTAAAGATGATCAAGGAACTAAAAAAGAGTTTTTTGATAACATCAAATTACAACAAGACTTTGCCCCAAGATAATTTAGGAGAAATAAAATGAATGTTAGTGATAAATTAGAAAAAGTTTCAGACAGTTTTACTGTTAACATATATGACAACGGTTTTATGATCGATGTGTCAGGACGAGATTCAGATAATGAATATAAAAGTGCTAGAATCCTTTGTCAAAACTTAGAACAAGTCATAGAATTAGTAACAGAAATTACTAATATGGAAAGAGATAGCTAATGAATAAAAATGACGTCGATGATGTAATTTTTAGAATGAAGAATCTTAAAGAATTTAAAATTAAACGTACAATGGATGATAACTTTGTACTAAATGGAAAAATGCCTTATGATGTTAAACTCGATAAAAATAATGTATTAACTGTAACATTAATGGCTGTGGACAAACAAGAAGCAGAACGTAGAGTGAGCGAGTTCATAACGGGGATGAAAGATGATAGTTAAATGGTTTAAGAAAAAATTTAAGCAATGGTCTATAGAAGCATGGCAAAGTGCACAAGAGAAAGAAGTTGTAGTTAGCGAGGGTATAGGCATAGTTGGATCAAATTCATTACGCAGCGATCCAGTACTAAATTTTACAATTTATAATGCTGTTGGTGGAAAGATTGTAGAATTTAGATACCACGATAGAAAATCTGATCGTTCACATACACAAATGTACATTATTGGCAAAGACGATGACTTTGGAGAAAAGATAGCTAAGATAGCTACATTGGAGGCACTAAAACAATGAGTAAAATTAAAGTAGCAGAATTATTTTATAGTATACAAGGAGAAGGACGCTTTATGGGTGTTCCTTCTATTTTCTTACGCACCTTTGGATGTAACTTTACCTGTTCAGGGTTTGGTATGCCGCGTGGAGAACGTAGCACAGCACACGACGACGTAGCCGAAGTAGTTCATATGTTCAATAAATATGAAGAACTTCCAATAGTTGAAACAGGTTGTGACAGTTATGCGTCTTGGGATCCTAGATTTAAAGACCTAAGCCCTGTACTCACAGTAGATGCTATAGCAGACAGAATGATAGACATACTACCTGACAATAAATGGCGTGGAGTACATTTAGTAATTACTGGCGGCGAACCTTTACTAGGTTGGCAGCGTAGTTATCCAGATTTGCTAGGTCATGATAAGTTAAAGAAAGTAAAAGATATTACATTTGAAACTAACGGCACTCAGGAAATTAGTAAAGATTTTAGAAAATATCTTGAAAAATGGACACACAAGCATGGTTATCATAATTTAACTTTTAGTGTGAGTCCGAAATTAGGTGTCAGCGGTGAGAAAAAAGAAGATGCTATACGTCCAGATATAGTAAGAGAGTATGAAGAACTTGGACACACTTATCTAAAATTTGTAGTGGCCACCAAAGAGGACCTACATGATGCTGAACAAGCAGTTCAAGAATATCGCGATAGTGGTTTTGAGGGTCACATTTATCTTATGCCTGTTGGCGGTGTTGAACGGGTGTACCATCTTAATAATCGATCAGTGGCAGAGATGGCAATGCAAAAAGGATGGCGGTACAGTGATAGACTTCAAGTGCCGTTATTCAAAAACGCTTGGGGAACCTAATGAAAGACTTCATTAAAAGAATTACAGGCATAGATAAAATCGAAAAACAAAAAGCAGAGGCGTTGGCCAGTCTAGCAGAGGCAAAGCTTAGAGAAGAACAAGCCAAATTAGCAGAAGAACAAGCTAAAGAACAAGAACGTTTGGCAAAATTATCTCCCAAAGAACGTGCTACAGAACAGAAAGAACCTTATGTAGCAGTATTAGATACCAAAGTTAATCCGGAAAATCCACGAAATGGTTTTTTTGAACTTGACTGGAACGAGTATTTTATTGTACAATTGAAGCAAGCTGGATATGGTTTCGATGGTGATCCAGACGAAGAAATAGTAGATCGTTGGTTCCGCGATTTGGCTAGAAATGTTTTGGCAGAAGAAGGCCAGGATGTAACTCGTGGTGCCGGTTATATTAACGTTGTTCCGATCGCGAAAGGTCGTTCAGAAGTTTCATGAATTATATCCTAGTAGATACAGCTAACACTTTTTTTAGATCTAGACATGTAGTGCGCGGAGATGCCGATATAAAGTTGGGCATGGCGCTACATATCACTTTTAACAGTATCAAAAAAGCTTGGCAAGATTTTAATGGTGACCACGTGGTCTTCTGTTTAGAAGGTCGCAGTTGGCGTAAAGATTTCTACGCTCCTTATAAAGCTAATAGAGCAGAAACTCGTGCTGCTATGACTGTAAAAGAACAGGAAGAAGATAAACTATTTTGGGAAACATTTGATCAGTTTAAGAACTTTGTGTCTGAAAAAACTAACTGTACTGTATTACACAATCAACAATTAGAAGCAGACGATCTTATTGCTGGCTTTATACAAGCACATCCCGATGATAATCATATTATTATCAGCACAGACAGCGACTTTCATCAATTGATTGCTAAAAATGTCAGCCAATATAATGGAGTAGCAGAAACAACTACTACATACGAAGGCATCTTTGACAAAAAAGGCAAACGTGTAATCGATAAAAAAACCAAAGAAGAAGTGCCTGCGCCTAATCCAGAATGGATTTTATTTGAAAAGTGTATGCGTGGTGACACTAGCGATAATGTATTCTCGGCATATCCGGGAGTGCGTACTAAAGGCACTAAGAATAAAGTAGGTTTACAAGAAGCGTTCGAAGATAAAAATAAAAAAGGCTATTCTTGGAATAATCTCATGTTGCAGAAATGGATCGATCACGAGAAAAAAGAACACAGAGTACTAGACGACTACGAACGCAATCGTAGGCTAATCGATCTTAGCTATCAACCAGATCACATAAAAACTATTATTCAAGAAACAATTCGTACACAGACACAAGAACCTAAAAATATTAGCCAAGTAGGTATTAGACTAATGAAGTTTTGTCAACTATACGACATGAAAAAAATTATGGATAGTATTCAAAATTACGCAGAACCATTTCAAGCGAGATACACACATGAATATAAAAGCTAAACCTGTTGTAGATGGAAAATTTTGGATCGTCGAAGAAGACGGTGAAAAAATTGGTACACTTCATAAAAAAGAAAATAACAAATTTATGTTAAGTTCTAAAAATGGAGAAAAGTTTTTTAACAAAAAAGACGAACTTACAAAACTTTTTGGTCAAGATTTTTTTGAAACTAAAATTAAAACACAAGTAAGTCATATAGATTTAAGAGAAGTGTATGGATTTCCTACAAGTTGTTATCCATACAATCCATTGTTTAATGTACAGAAAAAATTACCGTTGTTTACTAAAAGTCTAGCTAGCAAAAGTTTATACTGTGCTGGATACTACACTATTAAATTTGACAAAGGCTGGGTAAAAAGTTTTTGTCCTAAGTTGATTACTATTGAAAGATATGAATCAAGAGGGCCTTTTAAAACTGAATTAGAAATGAAACAGGCGTTGAGTAATGCAAAATCAAATTAACACACAGCCAATACAAAGTTTCATACAGCAGGTAAAAGCAGCTGACTTAAATCAACAAAAAGAAGTAAAACTAGATATTAAAACAGCTAAACTGTTGGTATATTGTCTTGCGGACGTCAATACCAGATTATTAGAGAATTATGACGCTGTGCTACAAAAGGTGTTACAAAATACCGGAGAAAGTATCAATATACAGATGGATGGCGGCGGCTTTAAATAAAACCAGATAAATATATACGTACATTTGGAGACGTATATGAGTAGGCCAAAGCCAAAAGTTTTATTAGAATATATAAACAAAAAGAACTATAAAAGTGAACAGGTATTAGAAGCCGACGCTATTTGGGCAGTGTTCTATAAGGGCGAACCTTTCAATTTAAAAAGTTCTAACAGTCTTACCAGTTACCCTGGACCAAAATACAAGAAGGTAAGTTTTAGTAATCCAGGACATGCGTTTAATCTTGCTAAAAAATTAAATCAAATGTTTAATTGTACAGACTTTGAAGTTTATAAATTAACTACCGGTACAGTAGTTGCCAATGATATCTAAAGAAACTTATACAAGAATTTTTTTACAACAAAATAGCAAAAGCACAGACGCTGCCAATGTTAAGTTACACCTATACAAATGGTGGCAAAGTCATAGATCAAAATCCGAAGGCGGTCTACGTTTAAGCGAAGAAGGTTTTGATTTTCTTACCAATCAATTGGAACTTAAAAGCTACGAAGTTCCGTTTACCGAATCAATCGATTTAAGTCCTCAGGTAATCATCTTCTTTGATCGTCATATGGACTGTCCATACTTTCTTACTAATAAAGCAATAGTAGTATTTTCCGAAAAGAAAAGTTTTGAACTTTATATGTTTTCTGACGATATTCGCAGATACGGTCTAATCAAAGCTATGAATAATCGAAAACAAGATAGCCAAAACGGGTTCTAATTCGTCAAATATCCTTTGACATTCCTAGTAAGCTGTCATATAATTACGATACTGCGAAACAAAACAAACAGTAATTTTTTATAAACTTTTTTGAAAGGCATGTAAATGAGCGAAATTTCTTCGCGCCAAGTTGGTCCTAAAGCCGCTAAAAAATCTCTACGCAGAGCTTTCAAAGCAAAGCGTCCTATTTTCCTTTGGGGTCCTCCCGGTATCGGTAAATCCGATATTATTAAACAAATGGGTGAAGAACTTGACGCCCATGTTATTGATATTCGATTGAGCTTGTGGGAACCTACTGACATTAAAGGTATTCCATATTTTGATAGCGATAACGGCAAAATGTCTTGGGCTCCTCCTATTGAATTGCCTGATGCTGTAATGGCAAAGAAGTATAAGCAGATCATTCTTTTTATGGATGAGATGAATTCGGCTGCTCCTGCTGTACAGGCAGCGGCTTATCAGTTGGTACTAAATCGCCGTGTTGGTACTTACTACTTGCCAGACAATGTGCTAATTGTAGCTGCTGGTAACCGTGAAAGCGACAAAGGTGTAACCTATCGTATGCCTGCTCCGCTGGCTAACCGTTTCGTACACTTGGAGATGCGTGTAGACTGGGACGATTACTTTACTTGGGCCACTGACAATCGTATTCACAAAGACGTACTTGGTTTTCTTTCTTTTAGCAAAAAAGACTTGTATGATTTTGATCCTAAGAGTGGTAGCCGTGCTTTTGCTACTCCTCGTTCGTGGGCCTTTGTTAGTGAACTGCTGTTCGATGATGAAGAAGATGAAGGCACACTAACTGATTTGGTTTCCGGTGCTGTTGGTGAAGGTCTTGCTGTTAAGTTTATGGCACATCGAAAGATTGCTAGTAAGATGCCGAAGCCTGAAGATATTTTGAGTGGCAAAGTTACTAAAATGGAGTCTAAAGAGATTTCGGCTATGTATTCTTTGACTGTTAGCTTGTGCTATGAACTCAAAGACTCTTGCGACAAGCAGGAAAAAGATTGGAACAAAAAGGTTAACAACTTCTTTAATTTCATTATGAATAACTTTGAAACTGAATTGGTTGTTATGGGTACTAAGTTGGCACTTACACAGTATCAGCTGCCGCTGGATCCAGACGAAATTGAGTGCTTTGATCAATTCCATGCGAAGTATGGTAAGTATATCGCAGCGGCTACAGATCGAAATTAATCTAAAGCCATTGACAGGGCCTGCGGGCCCTGTTATAATATATAAGTACAGTAAATAGAGGAGCAAAAATGAGTTACTTAGATCCTGTTGTAGACAAAATTGTTGTAGCACGAGTGGGTCTTCTACTGCGTCATCCATTTTTTGGTAACATGGCCACTCGTCTTAAGATACAAGACGGCAGTGAATGGTGCCCTACTGCTGCCACTGATGGACGTAATCTTTATTACAATCGTTCTTTTTTCGAAAAGCTTAGTAACAAACAAGTAGAGTTCGTAGTAGCTCACGAAATTCTTCATAATGTTTTCGAACACATGTTGCGTGTGGAAGGCCGTGATAGATTCATTTGGAATGCCGCTGCTGACTATAGTGTTAATGGACAATTAATTCGTGATAGAATTGGCGAAGTGCCATCGGATATTAAAATCTTCCATGATACTAATCATTACGGAAAAAGCACTGAACAGATCTATGATGAAATCTTTGAAAAAATGGATGAAGAGCAACTCAAGGCTCTAGGCCAGTTGCTTGACGAACACATCGATTGGGAAAAAGAAGGCAAGGATGGACGTCCTTCTTACACCAAAGAAGAATTAAAACAGATTCGTGACGAGATCAAAGAAGCTACTATTCAGGCAGCACAGGCAGCTGGTGCTGGCAATGTGCCTTCTAGTGTAGCACGTATGATCAAAGATCTTACTGAACCTAAAATGAACTGGCGCGAAATTCTGCGTCAACAAATTCAAAGTGTAATTAAAAACGATTACACATTTATGCGTCCTAGTCGCAAAGCCTGGCATATGAGTGCTATACTGCCTGGCACACAATTTGATGAAACCATTGATATTTGCTGCTCTATTGATATGTCGGGTAGTATTACTGACGAAATGGGTAAAGATTTTATCAGCGAAATTAAAGGTATTATGGAAGAATATAAAGACTACAAAATTAAATTGTGGTGTTTTGATACTAAGGTGTACAACGAAGCTGACTTTGACGGTTACAACGACGACATCATGGGCTATGAGCTTATGGGCGGGGGTGGTACTGACTTTATGTGTAACTGGACTTACATGAAAGAACATGAAATCAATCCTAAAAAATTGATTATGTTTACAGATGGATATCCTTGGGATAGTTGGGGCGATCCAGATTACTGTGATACTGTGTTTATTATTCATGGCAATGACAGTATTGTTCCGCCATTTGGCACTCATGCTTATTACGAATTTAAACGGTAATGGCTTTAAAAAATGGTAAGGTGAATCCGCTTAATGCGCTGGGGATTAGAAAGTGTGAATTCCCAGCGCATCACTTTCATTATATAACAATTCCCAAATACAGTCCACTGCTATACAAAAGTATAGATAAATGGATCTTTGCTAATCTAAACAGTAGATATTATATAGGGCAAAGTGTTGACCTTGTAGACAATTCTATTAGTTACGTATTACGTGTAGGTTTTGAACAAGAAAAGGAAGTAAGCTTCTTCAAAATTGCCTGTCCTTATATAAAATAAAGATAATTAAGTGTGTACTTTTTTATAAGGATTTAGTATGACCGAAGAACTTAAAAACGTAACTGAAAATACTGTACCACCAGTGCCGCCAGTGCCGCCAGTGCCGCCAGCTGAAGCTGTAGCACAAGAAGCAGCTGAATTAAATATTGCTGACTTAAATGCTATGAAAACAATTATTGACGTAGCTAGTGCTAGAGGAGCATTTAAACCAGGTGAAATGACAATTGTTGGACAAACATATACAAAACTAACCAACTTCTTGGATTCGGTAGCCAAACAACAGCCAAAAGGAGTTTAATATGGCTGACTTAAAACACGTTGGTAGAATTAAAGATAATGGCAGAAAATGTATTGTAGTTTTCCGCACATTGCCGGGAGATGCTTTCAGTGCTCTTGTAGTTATGACAGAAGCATTAACAGAAAGCTACCATGATGCTATGATTAGTCTTGTAGAATCAAATGCTGCTCAGGTTAATCCAGAACTCAGTGAAGTATTAGCTAGAGCTGTATTTCCAGATGGAAGCACTATGTTGCCGTCCTTACATGTGAAAGGTATGTTAACAAAGGTTCCTACAGCAGCAATTGAAATGACACCAAATGCCAGCGTAAGTATTCTGTTGTCCGAGTTAAATCAGCTGATAGCAGAACAAAGAGGTGTAAGCGTACAAGACCTAGCTTTACAGCCTGATGCTCCTAAAACAGATGTAGAAGTGAAAGAGATAGCAACTGCTAAAGATATCAGTCCTCCACAAGGCAATACCGATGCTTCTGTAGATATAACTAGCATAGAAGGTCTTAGCGACGAAGAAGTTGCTAAAAAGTACAGAAGTGATGCTGACAGGTTAAGCAAAGAAGCAGCACATCTTAGACGTCTAGCTGAAAATCTAGTGCCTACAAAGAAAAAGGTAGCACTAGCTAAGTGACCTTGGGAAAGAAATTTCCCAAAGATGTAATTGAGCACTGGCCGGAAGTATTTGGTGAAATAAATTTAAATGTCGTACCCTTACGATATTTAGATTCAGTGACAGTTAAATTTAAGAACGGCAAAGTTTGGGAGATAGATTTAGCCAACAAAAACTGGGAAGAATTTGAGCCTAGCCTCAAAGATATGCTATCCACTTACGAAAGCGAGATAGATAATGTAGATTTTAAACTAGACACAGAGAGAATTAAAAAAGACATTATTAAACACACTAACAAATTTTTAAAGAAAAGAAAGCTTAAATAAATGCATGTCAAACTTTTATCCTACAGTCAACCAACTAGCGACTTTGCCGCCCTTGGAATTTCAGATGCCCAAGAACTCATCGCATACTGCGCAAGAGTCTCAAACCCGAGTAATCAGTTCAACAACGATACCAGTAGTAAGCTCATCAGGTACCTCATACGACACCAACACTGGAGTCCGCTCGAGATGGTTTCAGCTTGCTTGGAAATTACGACAACACGAGATATTGCAAGGCAAATCTTACGTCACAGAAGTTTCAGTTTCCAGGAGTTCAGTCAGAGATATGCAGACCCTACAAAAGATCTTAACTTCGTTAGACGAGAAGCAAGACTACAAGACACATCTAATAGACAAAACAGTATAGAAACAGATGACAAAGAACTACAAGCCGAGTGGGAGCACCGGCAGCAAATAGTTATTGATTTGGTGCGTGAGCAATATAGCTGGGCCGTTAATAACGGCATTGCCAAAGAACAAGCTAGGGCAGTGCTGCCAGAAGGATTGATGGAAAGTCGTTTGTACATGAATGGTACGCTACGCAGCTGGGTTCACTTTATAGAACTGCGCAGCGCGAATGGCACACAAAAAGAACATCAAGAAGTTGCTAAAGCTTGTGCGGAGGTTATAGCTAAAGTATTCCCTATGCTTGACACTATAAATACCTGATGTATGATATACAGTATATAAGAAATAAGTTTAATAATTTTCAAGAACTTAATTTAAATTATGTATCAACAAAACCTCATCCAATCATAGTATTGGATGATTTTTTGCCTATTAAAACTGCCCGAACACTACAAAAAGAATGCGATAATATTCCTGCCGAACATTGGACTGAATTTACACGTCGAGGTAGTTACATGAAGGAGTGTAAAAATTTAGATCACAGTCCAGAAGCAGTTAAATTAGTTAATCAATTAAACAGTGGCCAATTCCTTAAATGGTTAGAAAATATAACTGGCATACAAGGACTGTTACCTGATCCGCACCTAACAGGCGCAGGCTATAGTCGTAGTTTCAATGGCGACAGTTTAAAAATACACACTGACTTTAATTGGAATGAAGAATTAAGATTACATAGAAAATTAACTTTAATTGTATATCTAAGCGAACAGTGGAGAGAAGAATATGGTGGTCATATTGAGTTCTACGACGATACCAATCAACAATTAGTTAAAAAGATTTTTACTCGATTCAATCGGTGTGTCATTTGGCAATATCATAAAACAGGATTTCACGGATATCCTAATCCTATACAGTGTCCTGATCATTTAAGTAGAAATACTCTTAGATTGTTTTACTATGTAAGCAATAGCCAATACCTAGAAGACGACCCGCCGCATAGAAGTTTATACTGGTACAATAACGATACTAATACTGCTTATGATAACCGAGCTCATCGATAAAGGTTATAAGATAAATGATCCTTGGGATGCTGTTACATTATTTGAACAGCGTTTAGCAGAGTACGCAGGTAGCCAATACGCAGTTTGTGTAGATAGCTGTAGTCACGGATTGT